AGGTTATCTAGTTTTAAATTTTTATGTGATTTTTCTGAATGGTATCCCAACTTTTCAATTTTATCCTTGAAAACCACGAAAAATGTGTGTAAAAAGGCCAAAAACAACAAAACCACAAAACAACCAAAATTATATTCAACATAAATATAATTTTGAACCAAAAAAACAATCATTTATACTGTTTTTACTACCGCTATTTTCTTTTCAATAACTTGTGAAGAAGACGCAACTTTTTTGGGTGCTCGTTTCTTTACAGTTCGTTTACCAGTAGCTACCTTATTGGACTTTTTCTTGGATTTGTCGTATAATTCAACAAATCGACGCAAAACACCGACCGACACTTTTGAAATACCCGGCGTGTAATTTCGCAAGAGATCATTACATGTTCCCTTTGTCATGTTTTCTTGAATCCAAGGATCTTTTATGCTGTACAAATAGGATATAATCGCCGCACTAAAAACACGAAATTCGATCAAGATGACACCATCATTGAGAGGCAATTTTGCAGAAAATTTATCAATCTGTTTATATTCCAACCAATCACGAAATACAATTTTGTGGGTTGTATTTCCATCGCGGTCATACTGAATATTGTCTTTTTCTATAGGATGTTCAAAAAATTCCAAATACGATATCAAGGATTTTGCGGGATCACCATACATAGACGACCCTTTCTCCATTCTATTGTTTGGATCAAATGCTTTTTTACGTATAGAACTCTCATTCGTCAAAATATATTCTTTCAATATGGATTCTTGGACAATAATACTTTGGATAACCTGGATGATAGTAGATTCGGACACTTTATCCGCGGCTTTGTCTTCATGAAATAGTGTAGCCAATGCCTTTTTTAATTCTGCGTACAATAGGTAATTGCTGTGGCGAACATTAATAACCAAAAAGTCCTTGAAATAGTCCTCACCCTTTGTATCATACAAGTTGATATAAACGAATAATTTATAAAGCATCAGCATGAGTAAATGCTGTATTTCTTTTACGGTATCCTTATTAGTACGGTGTTCCACAATTCTCAATCGCTTTTCAGCCTTTTTGTTATATGATCGAAGAAGTTTCTTTACACAGGTCTCAACAAGATTCAATACATGAAGAACATTGTCGAACATTTGTTTACTAGTATCAATGGATTGGATGGAATCTTTTACCAACGCTTTTGCAACAGGATACACCTTGGAAATATGTGCGGCAAATGTCATTTGCGGTGTAATACACACATCATCCAAGGATAGCGTCTTCTTATCTAAGATGGTCGAAAAATGGGTTTGTAAATAATTCAAATTAGTTCCGGGTTTGTGAAACAATATGCGGGTTTCGGGTTTTTTGACTACAAACTCGGTATGTCCATCTGTAATAATAAGATTCCCGGGTATAGGAACAAACTCGTCCAAATGGCGAATCAAATTTCGCGCCAAATTGCTAAATGTATCTAATATAATATTCTTGTTTTGTTGTTTGGGTTTATAGTACGTCGCAACCCATTCCATATCCGAAAAAACACCACACTCCACACTGTCCTCCCAAAATACAAAATGGATATCGTATTCTTTTTCACCCATTGACTTTTGTCTTTTCAAGGACACCTCTTTGGATCCGGTTGATCCGGTCTTAGATATAGGTCCAATTGGACGAAATTTATATAACTGATTTTTCTCAAGTTCATTCACCGATTTATTTGATAAAGATGCACTTTTTCCCTTGCTTGTGTCTTTATTTTTTCCAAGAAGTGCCCTGCAAATTTTATTGTTGTATTTCACGAAATTCGTTTCGGAAATGTCATTACCTGCAACAAAATGGATGTTTTTATCAATATGTCCATCGTCATCATATGCATCGATAACTAAAGTGGCTGCTTCATTGATGCGCTGTTCATAACTCTCTTCTTCATGTGTCATTACATCCGAAAAATCGCCGCTAATTAATCGCGAAATATCGTCTCGTGCCGAATCTGTATTGAGTAGCACTGTTTTTTCCTCGTCTTCCTCGTCGGGTTCACTAATCATTTTAGCTAGTCCTGAGGTTTCGAGTTCATAACCAATACTAATAATATCTTTGTATACAGCGTGTTTTTTAATATCCCCACCGATTTTACGTGTATTTGTTGTCATATAACCTACTATATTATATCTACATTATATTAGAAGGGGTCATGAAACAATATATTATAGATCAAACTGAAGAAGAAATACGTGCACAGATAGATCAAGGTTTGACTATTCGTGATAAAGAAAAAGATAAATTTGGAGAAGTATTTACACCGGCTAAACTTATTGATGAGATCTTGGATGCTCTGCCGGCGGACGTTTGGAAAAATCCTGATGCAAGATGGCTAGATCCAGCTGCCGGTCGCGGTTATTTCGGTGCATTGGTATACATTCGACTTTTTAATACATTACGTAGTAAAATCCCGGATGATGGTGTACGCTCTAAACATATCTTGGAAAACATGTTGTATATGGTCGAGATCAACCCGGCATCAGTGCATGGTCTTAGAAAATGGTTTGGTCATAAGGCTAGGATTTCTTTAGCGGATTTTTTGAATCAGGAGGGGAAATGGAAAAGAGACCTAGGTATAGGTCTCGATAGAAGAGACCTAGGTATAGGTCTCGATAGAAGAGACACAGGTCTCGATAGAAGAGACACAGGTCTCGGTATCAATACTGGTGCACACTTCGACGTTATTCTGGGAAATCCCCCATTCCAAAGTAGTAAAATCGAAGTATATGAAGGATCGGTTGGCCACCGCACATTGTGGGACAAGTTCATTTTGGCTACGCTCCCTTTATTGAAACCGTGTGGTCATTTAGGATTTATTACACCCGCAGGTTGGCGAAGACCCAAATCCCCATTGTATCAGAGTATGGTAAAAGAAAACCGTCTCAAATATTTGCACATCTACGGAAAGGCGGATGGAATATCGATATTTGGCGCGGAAACCAGATTCGATGTCTACGTAATTGAGCGCGTAAATCCGGTTTCCAACCCTGATGACACCATACAATATGAATCCAAGGAATGCGATACAGAGCATCCTAAGAATCCCATAATTATTGACGAATTAGGCAAAACACATCGCAATATAAAAGCACATATGTGGCCATTCCTTCCCAATTATGCGTATAAAGAAATCAAACGAATCTTGGTCGATCCTATGCTAGGAATCCCTGTATTATTTCATGCGGGAGATTATGACGCGAGGCATTTGGCGACACAAAAAACGAAAAAAATGCGATACCCGATCGTTCATGGAATAACCAAGGAGGGTCTTGGACTTAGATTCTCTAATAAAAGGATTCCCCGGCATTTTGGACAACCCAAGGTGCTTTTGAATTTTAATGAGAAACAGTATCCATATAATGATTATAAGGGTCAATATGGTATGTCGCAGCTAACTTTTGGAATTCCTATAAAGTCCAAGGCGGAAGGGGAACGATGGATCAGAGCGATAACAAGTCCGGCTTTTGAAACAATTCTAAAGGCTACTAAATGGTCCGCATTTCAAACGGATTATCGTATGTTTCAATTCTTTAATCGCCGATTGTTAACATTTCCCGAATTTTCCAAGACGCGTAAAAGGAAATAATGGGTATAAAAACGTTCAACTAAAGATATCTATTTGTAAATATTATACATATGTACAAATATTTGTTCAATCGCGTCAAAAGTATAATACCCAAGATATCAGACACCGAGATCATTGCATTGAAATCGGGAGGTGTATCCATAGATAGAGAAATTTTCAAAGGAAAAATAGATTACAAAAGATTATATGATGCCTCGACTATAAAGAAATACACAAAACATGAAAGCGATTTTATCAATTCAACGGATAAACTATTGGAGCTGTTTGGTCAGGAAAAGATGTATCCAAATAAAAAGGTGTATTCAAATTTGAAATATTTAGGAAATAAGGGGTATTTGAGTATGATTATAGACAAAAAATACAATGGAAATCGAATCTCTATTTCGGCTCAATCCAAAATATTATCCAAAATTTCATCTTACAATCCATCTTTGGGTGTAGTGGCCATGGTTCCGAATTCATTGGGTCCAGGAGAATTGATACAACACTATGGTACGGAGGATCAAAAGACCTATTATTTGCCGAAGCTTTCTGATGGAACATTCATCCCGTGTTTTGGATTGACCGGTCCGAACAATGGTAGCGATGCAGTTGGAAAAATTGACCAAGGGATCGTGGAAATGATAGATGGTATTGTAAAAATCAAAGTTGAGCTTAATAAACGATATATAACTTTAGCACCCGTGTCTAATCTGATGGGCATCGCATTTCAATTGAATGATCCGAATCATCTATTGAGTTGCAATAAATCCGGTATTACATTAGCACTGATAGAGAAGAAAGATTATCCAGATTTATGTAATACGTTCCATAATCCAAATGATTCTGGATTTCCGAATGGAACAATAAAAGGTACAATTTACATTACCCCAGAACAGGTCATTGGCGGAGAAAACAAAATTGGCGAGGGATGGAAAATGTTGATGGAGTGTTTAGCAGTTGGTCGTGGTGTTAGTTTACCGGCTACTGCAAATGGTTCGTCGAAATATATTACTTACTCTATTATGAATTATATCAATTTGCGTAAACAATTCAATATGAAGATTGGGGATATGGAAGCAGTAAGAGAAAAATTCGTCGATATGTATTTACAGACGTGGATGATTCATTGTTCAGTGCAATTTACGAATCACATACTGGATAGTGGATTGACTCCCTCAGTAATAACTGCCATTATGAAACAGCAGACAACGGAAAGATCTCGAGTAATTTTGAATCATGGTATGGACATTTACGCAGGAAGTGGTATATGCGTAGGACCAAATAATTTCTTTACAAAATTTTATAATGCATCTCCTGTGGGAATTACTGTAGAGGGTTCTAATACATTGACGCGCGGTCTTATTATTTTTGGACAAGGCCTGAACAAAAGTCATCCTTATATCTTTCCTATATTTGAAAGCATTCAAACAGACGATATTCATAAATTTCGCACAAATTTCAATTCTATGCTTTACGAAATTTCGAAGAATTATTTGTCTTTGTTTTGTCCAGCAAAATGTATCTACACTGGATTACAAATTGAAAAACGGTTGGATTACACAACATTGAAGTTTAGTATACTATCCAATTTTATTGCACTTTTGGGAGGTAAAATTAAATCCAAACAAATGTTGTCTGGAAACATGTCAGATATTGTATCAAATCTGTATTTGAGTTATAGTATACTTTGGTATCATCATCATTTTTTGAAGGATGGACACAGTCAATTGAAACATCAATCGGTTGAACATTTGCTAAACGAAATAGACATTCGGTTGAACACGGTCATAAAAAACTATCCAGTAAAACCAATACAGTGGTTATTGTATCCTCTTTACAATAGAATAAACTGTAGTACATTAGACGACAAAAACCATTTGTACAAATATATAGTAAATAACGAGGAATTGAACAATATTATCAAGGACGATATTTATTACAAAAATACTGTTTTAGAAAAGATGGAATCAATCAAAAACATGAATGTCAATAGCAATGAATACAGAGATCTATATCAAGATATTATCGGAGTTGGAGAATACAATATTGAAGATACTGTGCAAAAATAACACCATGAGTATTTACGCATGTTGTTATTATCCATCGATCTAGAAGATCAATTTCATTCCTTTGGTCAAAATAGACCAAACTCATTATGCATTCCTTTGGTCAAAATATACCAAACTCATTGTGCATTCCTTTGGTCAAAATAAACCAAACTCATTATGCATTCCTTTGGTCAATAAGCCAAACTCATTGTGCATTCCTTTGGTCAATAAGCCAAACTCATTATATTACATAAGGTTTTATAAAGGTGCGGAATAATCCTTTCCGGTTGATACAGAAAGGTCTTTGGCTCCTACAGCGTTAGATTCAATCACTGGCAAAGGAGCCCCGCCTCCTCATCCACCGCGCATTTTACGAACAGTCTTTCTCATCTTATTCGACGTTCGTTTATTCGATTTTCTATGATGACGGCGACTCTTCTTAGAACCAAACAACCAAGCAAGCATTTTCATATTATACAATAGGCGCAGATATTTTTTGCATCCAATAATCCAACTTTAGTTTCTCATACTGATACAAACCTTCATCATGTTTCGCCTTAAAATCCGATATGGTTTGGGACATTGAGACCGAAGAAACATCCGACCAGCTCGACACAATCCACACAGGTAAACCGTCGTATAAAGGATCGAGAGCAGAGGTTTTCACGATAGGAATACATCCTAAACAAAGCGCCTCCCAGGTCCGATGACAATCCAAACCATTCCCATGGGGAGATATTACAAAAGCATATTCCGATTGGGTTTTCCACGAACGCATACGCAAAGCCGGACTGGGTTCATAATAAACACATTGTTCGGGGATTTGATTGTACGCATCCCGCCGATCATAAGCGAATTTGGTCTGCATAGAAAAATGGTAATTCGAATAAGCGCCGACTTTTCTATTAAAAAACGGTTCAGCTTTTTCTACCAGCATTTTCAAGATGCGTTCTTGGACTAATGCGGTTGTTTGAGGACCCCATGCATGCGGTCCTTTCTGCATAGTATGATAGTCTAGACCAATCGGTATTTGCACCAATTTCGGGTGTTTTTGTACACAGTTTTGCGAAAACCAGCGCAACACCTTTGGGTTCTCGATGAATTCCAAGAATTGGTTGTGCGATAAAAACAACTCTGTAGGACAAGATTCATCACAATCTCCCGAAACTAATACAAAAGAATACGGGCAATTTGGAAACACGTGGTTTACGAAAAAAGGAATTGCCGAACTACACACGTAGAGTGTATCTCCATGTTTCATTTTGGAGAAATCGTATGCAATGAGTTGTCGAATGGATGAAATCGGGTTTTCACTATGAATTGCACATGATTTCAATATCCCGCGGGAGGATACATATTCACATCGCGTTTCGTCTTGAGTTGGGTCCATTATATACTACTATATAATATGCTATATATCCTAATAACCTATACAACGATGAACGTATGTATATACTATGATGCCGAAGTTTTATATCCTAATCAAATGTCAACAAAATATGGAGATAAACAGTTCCGTCTTTTAGTTTGCTCTAACTGCGTGAGACCTCAAGTCAAACAAACCGTATTTAGAACACGAGATGCGAATTCATCCATAAACATATTGAATTTAACAAAGTGTTGGATTGAGAAACAAGAACGACCATTATGTTTTCAAATTTCGTCTTTCACCTCTTTAAATACTCAAAATGAAGAGGAAAAAGTTAGACCATCGTAGGTGAAATTCCTACTATTGATTTTACATTTTTTTCTTATTTTTTGTCCAGTAAAATGGGCGTTTTAAATGAGAAAAGGTGTAAAACCTGACAGCAAAGAATATAACGATATGTACGAAAATATAATAAGTGTAGGAGAATATAAGATTGAAAAATAAAAATCTTACAATTTATTTTTTTGGATTGAAGAATGTTTTTTTTACATTATAATGTGTTAATGTACAATAAAATTGAATTAAAACTATAGTATTATGGTAAGGTAGATATAAAATGGAATTACCTTTCAGGTTATTTGACTTCAATGTATTCAACGATAAAAGCGTTGCCGAGGAAGACAGCGAAGAATGCAGCAGTGATGGATCGGTGACAACAACGATAAAGGACAAGTCTGTGTTCCAAGTGCAGATGTTCGGTGTTAATGAATCCGGTGAAACGTGTTCCATCATTGTAGATGATTTCAAGCCATTCTTCTATGTAAAAGTAGACGATTCGTGGGGGATTGCAGCGAAAAACACGTTTCTATCGCATATCAAAGCCAAGATGGGAAAATTCTACGAGAATTCCATTACAGAGTGCAAGATTATCAAGCGAAAAAAACTCTATGGGTTTGACGGCGGGAAAGAACACAAATTTATCCGACTTGAGTTTCAGAATATAAACGCATTCAACAAGGCGAAAAATCTCTGGTATACTCCGTATATTACAAATCCAGATGGTCGCAGTGAAAGGAAACTTCTCAAATCCGGTCTCGTATTCCAGAATACCCATACCTACTTGTATGAGGCAAATATTCCTCCCCTGCTCCGGTTCTTTCATATCAAAAATATGAGTCCATCTGGCTGGGTAACTTTACCAAAAAAATCAACAGTTATTATTGATGATTTGGAAAAAATGACCACTTGCACTTACGAATTCAGAATCGGATACAGCAATATTATTCCGAATCCGGAGAAGGAGACACGAGTTCCTTATAAGATCTGTAGTTTTGATATTGAGGCCAATAGTAGTCACGGTGATTTCCCAGTCCCAATCAAATCCTATAAAAAGCTGGCCTCCAATATCATGGAATATTTTAACAAGCTGGCGATTGATATGACGCCCGATTTGTGCAAAAGCATTCTAAAAAACAT